CAGCGCAAATACCTATAGAATGTTACTTAGGAACATCTACTGAACAAAAAATATTTTAAAATAATTTAAAAATAAGTACTAAAATATTTGCATATGTCAATTTTTTTACGTATCTTGTAAGAAATTAAAAAACAATTATTATGAAACTTACAAGAGAAGACTATTGGTTAAGATTAGAAGAAAAATACGATCTATTTATTTTAGAAGAAAAGGATGGAATAATGTTAGTTAGAAAAAACAAATATTATTATTATATAAAAAAAGATACAATCAGTAGTTATAAATATTCATTTTGTTTAATGACAAAGGAATCTAAAATAAGATATATTAGAGAAAATGTTATTATTCCAAATAATTTACGCTTTGAAATTATAGACATAGATAAAGATTTTGTGTGTCTAAAAAATTCTATAACAAATATAACAACCAAACAAAGCATATCAGATGTATTAAATAATAAGAATACTATAAAAAGAATACTCTCTATCACAGAAAGAAAGTATAAAACAGAAGAGAAAATAAAAGCAACACTTGGAGATTTTTATAATTATGACAAATTAGATTTTATAGATAGTAGGGAAAAGGTTTGTATTACTTGTCCTGAACATGGAGACTTTTATGTAACCCCATCTAACATATTGTGTAGAAGTATAGGATGTCCTAAATGTTCTTATGAGAAAAAACAATTTGGCAAACCAGGATTTATGAGAAATTGTAAAAATGGGATTGGAATGTTGTATATTATAAGATTGTTTAATGAAACAGAATCTTTTTATAAAATTGGAATAACATCAAAGGATGTTGAATATAGATTTAAAAGATTTCCTTATTCTTTAGATATAATTAAAACCCATCAAGATTGTCCAGAAAGAATTTATGAATTAGAAAAGATTCTACATAATGAATTTAAAAATAATAAATATATACCATCTATATATTTTAATGGATTAAAAGAATGTTTTAATACAATAAATTTAGAGAGAATAAATGAATTAATTCTTATAAAATAAATATATTTTACTTATACTATTGCATAAGAATAAAAAAATACTTACCTTTGTCTTATTATTAAAAACAAAGAAATATGGAAGATTTCAAATTACGTCTAATTACTGAACAAGAAGAACTCGACAATAAATTAAATAAACTATTGTCATTCCTAGAATCTGCAAAATTTATTACTATTCCACCTAACCACCAAGTTTTATTGATAGAACAAGTAAAAGCAATGAGTGAATACAATAACATTTTAAAGGAGCGAATTTATCTATTGACTGACTATAGGAAAGAATTGGTTCAATCATTTTTAAAAGATTGTACATTTGGTTTCTCTAAAGGACAAGTATACTTCTCTTCTACTATGGATAAGTTCACACTTTTCTTCAATGAGAACGGAGTAGACTTCTTTGAATTGTGGAATGGATACAATGATGTAGAGAAGGATAAGATGCTTCAAGAATGTTTTATAGTACGATGATTTAATACTGTCCTATGGTGTAATGGTAGCACAAGAAGCTCTAACCTTTTTAGTCTGAGTCCGAATCTTGGTGGGACAACCAATTAAATTAAAAGATCTTTGAGGGGACAACAACTGTAATGGAGTATGAGGAACTCCACATTAAATAATAAAACTTGCTAGGGAGCAGAAGTGCTTCCGTAGTCCCCTCATCTTATAGTACCAACACAGCCTCTACTAGAGTCAACGCTAGCAAACGCAGTTGAGTGCACTAGGCCATTCTAGATAGGACCCTAGTTAGCTATACATGGTGTTGAGCGCATGTATATATCCTCAAAGCTAAAGTCGGAGGAGTCAGGCCTTTATAGCTCAGTGGTCAGAGCGGCTCATTTGTAGTGAGCGGGTTCGTGGGTTCAAATCCTACTAGAGGCTCAATTAAATAAATTTAATATGAATATAATTAAAAGAATTCAAGCACCCACTCCTGATAAATATAAGAAATGGGCTAAACTATTTAGAGATATCTCTCTTTCTCTAGGAGCAGGTATCGCAGCATGTGCTGCATTTGGATTACATTCGACTATAATTATGGTTGTAGGTATTGTAACTTTTGTAACTACTTCTATATCAACCTTTTTGTTTGCACAAGTAGAACCTCCTGTAGTGGATAAAGTCATTGTGGTTGAACCAAAAGGAGAGGTTACAGAATCACCCGTTGCTGAACAAGCGATTGTAGTTGAAGTAAAAACTGAAGAACTAAAAAAATAAAAATGGCAGAATTAAAACAAGTTATTGAAGTAATGAATAAAAAACCCTATTTATTAAATATGGGGGCTGGTTCATTGGCAAGAATTTTTAAGACTACAAGAGATACTATTTACCAAGCTAAAAAGTTAATCAGAAAAGAGACGATTCATATCCCTAAGATTCTTATCCTAGACATTGAAACCTCTCCTCTTAAAGCTTATGTATGGGGTAGATGGCAGCAGAATATTTATTTAGATCAAACTATAGGAGAGTGGTTCTGTTTATCTTGGTCTGCTAAATGGTTGTTTGCAGTTGATGTAATGTCAGATGTATTGACTCCAGAAGAAGTTAAAGTAGAGGATGATGCAAGGATTATGAAATCTCTTTGGAAGGTAATGAATGAAGCGGATATTATAATTGCCCACAATGGTAATAATTTTGACATACCTAAAATCAATAGTAGGTTCCTATTAAATGGTTTGAATCCTACTAAACCTTATCAACAGATTGATACTCTGCAAGTTGTGAAAAAGCAATTTGGATTCAGTTCTAATAAGTTAGATGCTCTTGCAGGATACTTTGGAATTGACCATAAACTTCACACTGGATTTGAATTGTGGTCTAAATGTTTAGATGGGGATCAAGAGTCTTTGACTTATATGAATGTATACAATGAGAAAGATGTAGAAATCCTAGAGGAAGTCTATTTAAAACTAAGACCTTGGATTAAAAATCATCCAAATGTGGGTATGTATATTGACTCTAACGAACCCGTTTGTGCAAATTGTGGTAGTACTTATATTACTAAAATAGATGGATATCACTACACCCAAACAGCTAAATACGAGTTGTTTAGATGCAAATGTGGAGCTGTAAGTAGAGGTAGGGTCAATATGTTACCCAAAGAAAAAATGAAATCATTAATAACAAGAATTCCAAAATAAAATGGACACACTTTTTGAAGAATATAAAGATAAAGAATTGGTCAACTCTGGAGTAGGATACTTCATCAATTACCTAAACATCCTAGAGGGATACAAAACCAAAATTAAAAATATGCACTGGGCTGCATTTGGTCTAAACATTCATGTGAAACTAGACGACCTATTAGGGACTCTAGATGGTTATCAAGACTCTATTGCAGAAGACTGTATGGGAATTTATGGTAAGATGGCTCCTAATGTAATTTCAGGAGTTGCTTGCTCGCATATTGATCCCCTATCCACATTGGAAGGGTTAAAAGAAAAGGTAATTACATTCTACGATGGACTTGAAATTAAAGCAGAAATGTCAGGAATCAAGAGTGAAACAGAAGTGTTTATTCATGATTTGAATAAGTTCACATATTTGTTTAAACTATCAAAAGGTTAATACGGCAATGGGAGAGTAGAAAATGAAAGTATTTCAAGCAGATACATATAGGGAGATATGTAATTTTGTAAATGAGAATAACCTTAGTAAGGAAAATCTATTTCAGATAGTAAGAGAAGGAGAGAAGTCTTATACACTTATATACTTTAAGTAATGGAAGAAGAAGTAATTGAAAGAGAGCCAATGACTCAAGAAGAGTTTGAGAAGTATTTAAATGATACTAGAGGACTTAAAACATTTGAAGCAATAAGTAAGTTCAAATCAGTCAATAGAGCTATCAAGAGAGGGCATGTGACTAATATAGGAATGATTGCTCCAGATAAACCTTTTAACAATAGAGGAAATACTAGTAAGAGAACAGGAATACATAGCAGAGTAACTAACGAATTAAAGAAACAAATATATGGAAGGTATCTAGAGCATCTAGAGAATGTCGGACTACAACAATGAACCAGTAACCTACTGTAAGAATTGTTTATCTCTAGCTATAAGAATTATTGATGAATCAGATTACTGTGATGATTGTGGTAACACAGATACAGTAACAGTAGATTTTATTACATGGGAAAACATGTATGAACAAAAATATGGTACAAAATTTTTAAATAAAAAATAAAATGGCAAAAGAAGTTAACAAGGCAAAGGAAGAAAAAATGTCTTATGAGGAATTAAATAATGTAGCCCATCAACTTAGTGAACAATCTAAAACATTGTATACCAAGTTGCAAGAAGCTAATATGACTAATGCATTTAAGCGTTTGGATTATTTGTTTAAAGTATTGGAATTCTCTGATTACTTTCTACCAGAATTTGTAGCAACATCTGCTGCAGAGATTACTGCAATCATTACTCTACCAGAGGTAGAACCTGAAGTAGAACCTGAAACTGTATAAGAACCATGAGTAAGAATGCTAACAATGTAGTACGCATTCCTACATCAATAGATGGTAAATTTTTTAGATATTGGTTTGAATTTTTACAACCCTTTCACCACTTAACTGAGAGAGAAATTGATGTTATCACTGCTTTTGTAAAAGAGCGACATGCCTTGAGTAAGGTAATTAAAGATGATGACATATTGGATAGAGTAACAATGAGTGATGAAACTAAACGTAAAGTTAGAGAGGAATGTAAAATAAGTCTTGCCCATTTTCAAGTGATTATGGGTAAACTAAGAAAAGGTAAAGTTATATTGGATAATAAGATTAACCCTAGATTTATTCCTACTATAGAAGAAGATGAAGGGACATTTAAACTATTAATACTATTTGAATTGAAATGAAATACTCATTTGTGTTTGATTAGATTTCAAAAGAATTAAATATCCCAATAGATGAAGTAAGTAAGGCATATGTGTCTTATTGGTAGTTTATAAAAGAGACTATTAAAACTTTACCATTAAAAGAAGATTTAACTGAAGAAGAGTTTTCTAAGTTAAGAACCAATTTTAATTTACCATCTTTGGGCAATTTAAATTGTACCTATGAAGGAATGACTAGAATAAAGGAGAGAAACAAAAAATTAATTGAATTAAAGAATGCTAAAGATAAAGAAAATCAGGCCCATGTTTACAGCGTTGATAACATCGATGGAAAAGTATGAGGCCGATAGATATACAACTGGTGGAATTATAGATCCCACAAAAACAAAGACAGGACTAAAAGAATATCAAAAAGTAATTGCTATTGGTGGTGCTGTACGAGAGATTAAAGTAGATGATTTGGTATGTATTAATCCTACCCGATTCGCAGTAAAGAAACACAAGGAAGGCTCTCTACAAGATGGTGTGTTAGGAGACAATGTGACAACTAGTTATAATTTTGATGTGGTTACAATGAATGATATTCAATATCTTCTTTTACAGGATCGAGATGTGGAGTTCATTGTGGAAGATTTTGAAGAGGTTGCCGATCCAGAACCCGTGGTTCAAAAGGTAATTCTCCCACCTAAAAAGAGTATTATTATTTAATAATCAGAGCCTGTTATTAACTTAACAGGCTTTTTTACATATAAACAAAGTGATTAAACTATTCAAATATGAGGGATTCAAAATTTCAATTGAACCCGAAGCACTAATGCTTAAACCCTTTAGACAGATTTGGAATCGAGATAGGGGTGTAAACAAAGATAAAGCTCTTTTAGAATTAGCATATATATACTTTTTTGCAGATCCTAGAAGTGACTATCAATACATCACTGATGAAGAGGATAGAAAGAATGCAATTAAAGAAGGAGAAGGATTACCAAGTAATTGGAAACCAGATGCTTAGATTGAAGAAGCTTTATAGTTCTACATAAGTTTTAAACCTACTTCTGTACTCCTATTAGAGGATACGAGATATGCAGTTGATAAATTGAGAACCCTACTTAGGAATATAGACTTAACTGAAACAGATGAAAGAGGGAAACCTATCTACACATTAAATACAGTCACTGCAACAATTAAACAAATACCTAGTTTGGCTAAGGATTTAGATGAGGCTGAAAAAGCAATTGCATCTGAACTTAGAGAGATTGGTAAAATGCGAGGTCAAGGATAGAAGTCTATCTTTGAGGATTCACTAAATGGTTAATTATGAATATACAAGTTAATAAATATTAGACTGAGATTACCGATGAATTACTCACTACACTTCCACAAGAGGTGTAGGATTAGTTGATTGATGTATTAAACAATGTACCATTTGTTAGGACTCTTATAGATCCTAAAAGAGGTTATGCTAAGGATAGACCTAGAGATAAATCTGGTAGAATTGTAGTTGATTTGGTTAATCCACATATACTACAAGATATGGATTATTTTAGACCTACAGCACTCTTCTTCAAGAAACATAAGGTACTAACCACATTAAAGCCAAATGCAAGTCCTAATTCTGAATTTGGTAAATGGATACGTCAAGAAAGAGATAGATGCTGGAATGGGTATGTGAGAGAGTCTGATGGTGAGTGGGTGACAGGGTTGATGTACTTCTATTTGAACTATTGTCCTATTATGCTTTCAGAAATCATTGAAGGGACTAAACGTGCTAATCGTATTGAAGATTTCCCACATGTATGGGAAGGAGTATATTGGAGATTCCACTATAAGGATTAGTCTAAAAATGGGGGTCTCTACAATGATTGGGAAGGTGGGCAGCACTGTGCTGAATTAGCTAGTCGTGGTAAATCTAAATCTTATTGTTTAGCCTCTATTCTTGCACACAACATTGTAATTGGTGAGAATGAAATTGCTCATGAAAAAACAATGTCAGTAATTACAGCATCTACAAAAGAGTATCTATCTGGTAAGGATGGTACTCTAAGTAAGTTTGTACCTATGCTTGACTTCTGTGCAGAACATACACAGTTTCCTAGGAAGCGTCTTAGAGATAGTATGCAAGAAATGATTTGGCGAATAGGTTATAAAGATTCAGAGTTAGGTATTGAAAAGGGTACTCGTAATTCAGTAATTGGTGTATCCTCTAATGACGATGAATCTAAGTTGCGTGGTAAGCGTGCTTGTGACATTCTCATTGAGGAAATGGGTACATTCCCTAGACTCTTGGATTTGTACAATGTACTTTTGCCATCTGTATAGGAAGGTGATATTGCGTTTGGATAGATCTATATGTTGGGTACGGCTGGGGATGATGAATCTGACTTTGCTGGGGCATAGGAAATCATGTATAATCCTAAAGGATATAACATGTATGCACTACCAAATGTGTTTGATAAATTTAACCAAGGACGAAAAGACTTTGTATTCTTCTTTCCTGGATATATTAACAGGAAGGATTGTATGAATAAAGATGGAGTATCTGATGTAATTAGTGCTCTTATATAGATTTTAAAGAACAGATTTAGAGTTAAATATAACTCATCTGATCCTAATACAATCATTAAAACCATTGCTGAAATACCTATTACTCCCGCTGAAGCTATTGTCAAAGTTGGAGTAAATATGTTTCCAATGGCTGATTTGACTGAACGATTAGTTCAATTAGATACTAATCCTAGAGAATATGATGATGTATTTGTAGGTGAATTAGCTTTAGGTAAGACTGGAGAAATTGAATTTAGGATTAGTAATGAACTACCAATACGAGAATTTCCACACAAGGACAATAAAATTCATGGAGCTTTAGAGATTTATAAGATGCCTGAAAAGGATAAACAAGGTAAGATTTTTGCAAATAGATATATATTGAGTGCTGACCCATATGATGATGATGCTGCTGATACTTTATCTTTAGGTTCTATATTTGTATTAGACTTATGGACAGACAATTACGTTGCTGAATATACAGGCAGACCTTAGTATGCTGATGACTTCTATGAAATGGCTAGACGACTTTGTCTATTCTACAATGGACGAATGAATTATGAAAATAATAAAAAGGGTCTATTTGCTTATTTCTCAAGGATGAATAGTTTGTATCTATTGACAGATATATTAGACTTTCTAAAGGATAAAGATATGATTAAAGGAAGTGCATTTGGGAATAAGGCTAAAGGTACTGTGGCTACAGCTCCTATAAATGCGTATGGAAGAACCCTTTTACGAAATTGGTTACTCAAACCTATTGTTAGAGTTGAGTTGATTGATGGTGAGGAATAGGAAGTCACTATGCCTAACTTATTCAACATTAGATGTAGAGCACTGATTAAAGAACTTATAGGATATAATTCTGAAGGTAACTTTGATAGGGTGTCTTCTAATATAATGCTGATGCTTCTAAGAGAGGATAAAATGATTATGTATAATGGAAATCTACTTTCATCCCGATCTGATGAGTCAGAAGCAAGCTATTTAGGGAACGATTAGTTCTTTAAAGTTAATTATGATTAGAGATTTGGAGATGTATTTAATAAAAAGTAATGGTGTGTATAAATAAAAAATTTATAGTATTGCATATATTGTATTTTTTACCTAATTTTGCATAGACTCAAAATAATATATTATGTCTGGTTTAGTAAACTTTCCACCACAATAGTTACCCTTTAGTAAGAAGAATAAAGAATGGAGGCGCAAATGCGTCAAATGGGCAGATTCCAAAACATTCTTTAATTATAGTCTTGTAAGAAAGACTGTCATTCACAAAAAAATCAATTATGATTTACTGAATGGTAAGATACATATGTCTGATTTAGAATTAGTTCTGAATCCAGAGAATGTGAGAGCTGGTTATGTGCCAGACAAAATTCAACATTACCCTATAATCAATTCAAAATTGAATGTACTTAGGGGAGAGGAATCAAAACGATTATTTGATTTCAAAGTTGTTGTGACTAATCCTAATGCAATCTCTGAAATTGAAGAGAATAAGAAGAAACAAATTGTATAGAATCTCTAGCAATTGGTTTCAAATAACTCATAGAGTCAAGACGAATATGATTAGTCACTCAATAAAATGAATGACTATTTCACATACGACTGGTAGGATATGAGAGAAGTTAGGGGTAATGCGTTATTGAATCATTATATAAAAGAGTATAATATTCCATTCTTATTTAATCAAGGATTCATGGATGGTATGATTACTGGTGAAGAAATTTATCAGTGTGATATTATAGGTGGTGAACCAACTCTTGAAAGAGTTAATCCATTGAAAATCAGAGTGTTTAAATCTGGTTATTCAAATAGAATTGAAGATGCTGATATTATATTAATAGAAGACTATTGGAGTCCTAGTAAAGTTATAGATACATTCTATGATGTGCTTACCAAAAAGGATATTGATTATATTGATAAGATGCCCGACCATGTAGGATAGGCTGCAGTAGATTCTATGGATAATATAGATGAACGATTTGGTTATGTAAACAATAATATGGTTGGTGAAGAGTTATCTAGTAATGGATTTTACTTTGATCCAATGAATCTATTTTCAGATTCTATATCTAATACATTACTTCCATATGATTTGGCCGGCAATTTGAGGGTTGTCAAAATGTATTGGAAGTCTAAAAGAAAGATTAAAAAGGTTAAATCTTATGATCCTCAAGATGGGTCAGAGGTATTTACCTTTTACCCAGAGACTTATGAAACTAATAAGGACATGGGTGAAGAAGAATTTATATATTATATTAATGAAGCATGGGAAGGTACTCATATTGGTGATGACATATATGTAAATATGCGTCCCAGAGTAATTCAATACAATAGATTAAGTAATCCATCGAGATGTCATTTTGGTATTGTTGGATCAATCTATAATTTAAATGATAGTAGACCATTCTCTCTTGTAGATATGATGAAACCATACAATTACTTATATGATGCAATTCACGATAGATTAAATAAAGCAATGGCTGCTAATTGGGGTAAAATTGTATCCTTAGATTTAGCTAAAGTTCCTAAAGGATGGGATGTAGAGAAATGGATGTATTATGCAAAAGTGAATCATATCTCTGTAACAGATAGTTTTAAAGAAGGTAATATTGGTGCTGCTACAGGAAAACTCGCTGGAGCCATGAATAATGCTTCTAACGGAGTGATTGATGCAGAAACAGGTAATTACATAGAACAACAAATAAACCTCTTAGCATTCATTAAAATGGAAATGGGAGAGGTTGCTGGTATATCACCATAGAGAGAAGGACAAGTAAGTAATAGAGAAACTGTAGGTGGGGTTGAAAGATCTAATCTGCAATCCTCACATATAACTGAATGGTTGTTTGTTATACATGAAGATGTAAAGAAAAGAGTCTTAGAAGCATTTCTTGAAACGGCTAAAATAGCATTGAAGGGAAGAAGTAAGAAGTTCCAATATATCCTATCAGACGGTTCCATGAAAATGATGGACATTGATGGAGATGAATTTGCTGAATCTGATTATGGGTTAGTAGTAGACAATGGTAATGGAATGCAATAGTTATCTGCTAAATTAGACACACTTGCTCAAGCGGCTTTATAGAATCAAACACTTTCTTTTTCAACAATCATGAAATTGTATAGTTCTAGTTCTATCTCTGAGAAACAAAGACTTATTGAAAAGGATGAAAAATCCATATAGGAAAGATAGGCATAGGCACAATAGGCAGAACAATAGGCTCAATAGCAACTGATACAAACACAGAATGAATTTAAGATACAAGAACTTCAATAGAAGGAATCTGCGAATATAAGAGATAATGAAACTAAACTTTTGATTGCACATATTGGTGCAAATGCAAATGCAGAACCAGTTGATGATGGAATTCAAGAACCAGAAGAATACTCATAGAAAGATAAAGATGTCTTATACGAGAAAATTCGCCAATTTGATTTGAAGTTAGCACATGATAAATAGGTTCACACAGATGATGTGAATCTAAAGGAGAAGGATTTGGCTATTAAGAAAATACAAAAGAAAACAGTAAATAATTTATATGGGAACAATAATTGAAAAAATTGTAAAATCTAGTTATCCTCCTGATAACATTAATGTGATGTGGTTAAAAGAAGGGCCTATTGAAAATACATTGTGGGCTTTTGGAGATACTGGTTGGGAAAAAGTAGCTCTCACAGAAAGAGAAATTAATGATATTTTAGTGGAAATGAATACTGCTAAAGATGACGCATTATAGAGCGAAAATAATGCACATAACCACGATTTAAGTGCAGGAACACATGAAACGAATTCAGGTATAAATGCATAGACCGCAACTACACAAGCGGGGATTGCAACAACTAAAGCAGGAGAAGCAAGTGCTGACCGTATTTTAGCACAGACCGCACAGACCGCATCCGAAACAGCCCAAGGCATTACCGAAGACGCAGAAGCCCAAACATTGCTTTATAGGGATGCAGCCGCAGCGATTGTTTCAGGTGGGCCGAAAGGCGTCTATGCGGATTTAGCGGCTTTAAACACGGCAGACCCCGACCATGCTTATACTTACGTCACTATTGATGATGGCAAGTGGAATTATTTCAGTGGTGCAGCTTTTGAGGCTGGGGGTGATTATCAGACGGCTTTGGGGGTTGAGCAAACGGTTACTACAAGTTTAGTGAATGTACCGTGTGGAAATGCGGTGAATGTTATGTGGGATACCCAATACCCATGTTTCGCAAGATATAATAGCGATTTAAGCACATTGGACTCATTGGGGCCAGATGGTATAATACGTAGAAGGGAGTACTATAAGGCATTTAAACAATTAAATCTTATCGGATTTGATTCTTCGCTACCACATAAGATTAAATTGTTATTTATTGATTATTCCGTTGATCATTATTATCGCATAATTATTTCGGCTTTTTCGGGAGGATCTTGGTCTGACGTTTTCGATACGGGGTCTAAAACAAAGGCTTCATTGGGTATTGTTGATGGGGTTGCATTTATTTGGGATGCGACGGTAGGCGTAAAACGTATGATCGCTCAAATAGATTTTGATGATTTACCCTTAAATACAGCATTCAATTTAAATGCGACAGAACCGGACTTAATTATTGGTAATAATTGCTTTAAACAAAGCCCGTTATTAACGCTTGGAACATCGATACAAGAACCCGCAAGCCAAAAAACTTTATCGGACAATTTTACAAAATTAGCAGATAATACATATCAATTTAAAAATGCTGATTTAGCGGCGAACGTTGGATATACATCCGGTTGGTTTTTATATACCAATGGAGTAGAGACTTCTAATGCTGGGTATGATTTAACTGGATATATCAATATAAAGGGGCAAGCAAACATAACGGTTAGCGGGCACTCACCGAATGATAATACATATTTATGTTTTTACGATAAATATTATAATACATTGCCGACAATGTACGAAGCGGGTGCGGCAAATGCTACGCTCACAAGACCTACGAGCGCAGTTTATTTACGGGGGTCAGTATTGACGGGTGCAAAATTAGTGGTCATTGCCAATTATGATTATGATATTCTTTCTGAAACTATAGAGGATGCCAATAAGACTAAATTTTTAGTATCTGAATATTGTAAAGCCATTTTTGATACGGCTATCTGTATTGGCGATAGTATCACGGCCGGTGTACGTGATCATGTAACGTTCCCAAATCAATCATACCCTCATTATTTAGCGAAACTGACAGGGTGGACGGTTGAAAATTCAGGAGTTGGGGGGTACACGCCTAAAACGTGGTATTTAAATAAGTTTGCACTTTATGATTATGCAGACTACGATGTTGCGGTTATTCATTTGGGAGAAAACGAAGGACTAACAGATACTATTGTGGCTGATACGGTTTCTGGAGATTATAATACTTACGCTGACACGAATACGGGTACCTATTGTAAGATTATTGAAGCAATGTTGGCGCAAAATGCCAATTTGAAAATAATGCTCCTCTCAAGAATACCAGGGAGTACAAGCGGAACGGGAACATGGGATGTTGTTTACAAAATTGGGGCAAAATATGGTATTCCTGTTGTCAATTTTACGGAAAACGATATTGATGTTTTGACAAATGCGGACTACCACCCCGATTTGCCCGGCGATAATACACATTTTGGAACAATCGGGTATTTGGCATTGGCGAATGTTGTGTTTAAATCATTGGTAAAATATATATTTGATAATAAAAGCCTTTTTTCAGCGTATAAGATGAGTTGAGAATATCTAATTAAGAATTTAAAAGTAGCTCACGCCATCCACACGCCAAAAATAAACTGACCCAATATGCCCAAATCCTCAACCCTCTCCACCCTCGCCCAAACTTGCATCTCTGAAATTCATGGAGCAATGAAAGCGGCTGGGTTTATTAATTAATTTAAAATAAACTATGAGTGGGGAAATCTACTCATAGTTATAAACTAAATAAAATAAAATGAAAAAAATACTCGATTTCATAAAAAAATATTGGAAATGGGTTAGTATAGGTTTATGTGGTTTATTAATATTCATCACATTTACCTGTAGTAATGCAAATTATAAATAGACTTAGAAATTACTCTTTTAGACAGAATTATAGAATGCTACACAAACGTTAAGGGATTCTATTACAGACGCAAATAATAAATAGTTGATAATCTTATAGGACAGTATTTAGAAAATAGAAAAAGCTAAGAGTGATGCAGCTAAAAAGAAAGCAGATTAGTGGGAATCTAAAGCGAATGGTTTAAATAAATAGAACTAGGGTCTATAGAAAAAAGTAAAAGATCTCTTGACTCAATATGGAGACTCCTTAGATGCAGGTTGTATAGAAGTAGTTAATGCATATCAGAATTAGGTAGAGGGTCTTATAGATGAGAATTATGCCCTTGGAGAGGCAGTTAATGAATTAGATTTAGTAGTTACTGCAGATAGTATAGGATGGGGTTCTTGTAACAAAGAGAATCTTATAAAAGATTAGACAATTAAAAGTAAAGTGGATTTACTGAAAGTTAGAGAAGATTTAAACAATGATTTGAAGAAACAATTAACAAAACAAAATAATTGGTTCAATAAGAATAAAGGATGGATAGGATTGGGTACGGGAATAGTTTTAGGCATATTAATTACCAAATAAACTAATCTTATAATTTTAAAACACTTATAAAAATGAGGACAATATGACGGCAGCAGAGAAAGCTCACAAAGAATTATAGGATGCTTAGGATAAAGCATTAGACGTAATAGGTAATGCAGCTACAAAGGCTGCTTCAGTTATAGCTAATGCCGCTGCAGAAGCTTTAAAAGTAACTAGTGTAAAAGGGTCAGATGACCACGATTTACTCATTAAATTGAGTACATAGATTGATCGACTTAGTGAAGATATCAAAGAACTAAAAAGTGGTACATCTAAACGAATTGATGATTTAGAAAAAGACAAAGCCGATAAGAAGGAATTTGATGATTTGAAAATGGATTTATATACTACAAGAGAAAAAAGAATTCGCTCTTTAGAAAACAAAGTTGGTAATTTTTGGGTAACAGTTTCTTTATATTCTGTAGCCCTTGGAGCATTAGCTACAGTTTTAATAATGCATTTACTTAAATAAATATGAGTCATTTAAGTGAAAACTTTTCAATAGAAGAAGCAACCAGATCTAGTAAAGCAATAGAATTAAAGATTGATAATTCAATGCCTAAACTAATTGAGAAAGATGCAGATTGGTTTGCAGATACAGTGTTATAGCCAATTAGAACTAGAATAGGAATTCCATTTGATATAACCTCTTGGTACAGATGTCCTAAACTGAATAAAGCAGTTAAAGGGGTTTCTAATTCTGCACACTTATCTGGGACAGCTATTGATGTGGGAATTAGAGGTAAGACTACTAAAGAAGCTTTTAATCTAATTCTATTGGCTCTAAAGGACTTACATATCTCATTTGATTAGTTAATTGCTGAAAAGAATACAAAGACGGGTGTGACATGGGTACATTTAGCATCAAAAAAGAAAGGAAATAGAAATCATTCCTTTTATTTGAATGTATAAATAAATAAAAAATTTATATGAGTATAAATTTAATCCTTAGTGTATTGCTTAGGATTAGATTTTTACTTACCTTTGTTTTCAAGTTTTAAATTTAAAGGAGAAAAAATGGAAGAACTGGATTTGAATAACATTCTTGAAGCAGACGAGATTGAAAATCTGTTTCAGGATTAGGAAATTGAGGATACCCAACCTGACAAAGAGGGTAAAGAAAAAGAAAAAGAAGTAACTACTGAGGTTGATGTTGAACAATTGTTTGACGCTAAACCAGAGAGCGTAGGTGGTGAAGATAAAGAGGACAAGGGGGATACTGATTCTGACAAGGATAAAAGTTCTTCTCCTAAAAACTTCTACTCTTCCATTGCCAAAGCCTTGAAAGAAGAAGGTATCTTCCCTGACCTTGATGACGAAGCATTGTCTAAGATTTAGACCCCAGAGGATTTTGCAGAAGCTACTGAGAAGTAGATTCAAAGTAAATTTGATGAGAGGTAGAAACGAATAGATGATGCACTGAATGCTAACATTGAACAAGATGATGTAAGAAAGTATGAAGGTACTTTGTAGTACTTGGATTCAATAAATGAAACAGCAATTACAGATGAGTCAGAGGTAGGGGAAACATTAAGAAAGCAATTGATTTATTAGGACTTCCTGAACAGGGGGTATAGTAAAGAGAGAGCTACTCGTGAAGTGAGTAAATCCATGAATGCGGGAAGTGATGTTGAAGATGCTAAAGAGGCTCTGAGCAGTAACAAGGACTACTTTAAGACTGAATATTAGAGTCTTATTGATGAGGCCAAACAACAGGAAGAATAGAATACTTAGACAAGAAAAAAACAAGCTGAGGATCTAAAGAAATCAATCTTAGAAGATAAGAATTTCTTTGGTGAACTACAGATTGATAAGACAGTTAGGCAAAAGATATATGAAAATATAAGCAAGCCTGTCTTTAAAAACTCAGATGGTGAATTAGTAACAGCTTTGTAGAAATATGAATCTGAAAACAAAACTGAATTCATTAAAAATCTGGGATTAATCTTCACATTAACAGATGGTTTTAAGAACCTAGACGCTCTCGTAAAAGGTAAAGTAAAGAAGGAAGTGGGTAAAAGTTTGAGAGAACTTGAGAATACCTTTAATAATACTGCTAGAGGAGCTGATGGTAATTTAAAATTTGTTACAGGTGTAGATGAAGATACAGAATCCTTCATAGGAAAAGGATGGAATATTGACGCGTAATAAAACACAAAACAAATAAAATTTCTAAATCAATAAATTATGGCAGGTAAATTGGGTAAATACCAAATGGTAGGATTCCAACATTGGAAAGGTTGACCTTACGTTAAGCCTCCCTACATGGTAACATGCAGGTAAACATCGCGCAAAATCGGTGAAACCCTTCTACAAATGGGCAATACCGAGGTAAACTACACCCTAATAAGTGTAGCCACCGTAACGCATAGAAGATGAAACTATTTATGAAAACAGGATTTATTTACATTATCAGGAACAATTCTAACAGCAAAGTTTATGTGGGTTAGACAAAAGTAGACATGAAACTCAGATGGAAAGAACATTTGAGACACAGTGATTATGGAAGTCAACTTATAAACAGAGCAATGAAAAAACATGGGAAGGAAAACTTCTACATGGATTTATTAGAGAATTGTTTATTAGAAGAAATTGATGAAAGAGAAGTCTATTACATAGACTTATTTGATTCAACAGATAAGACAAAAGGATACAATGTAAGTATTGGTGGTAACACACCAAGGTTTAAAAGACAAATCATCGACACAGAATTACTATTGGATTTATACTTGAATTAGAATTGGACTCTTGAGAAATTGGGAGAACATTTCAAAGTCACAAGATATATAATCTATACAGAGTTAATTAATCAAAAAGTCGAGATTAGAAAAAGGGGATTAACTAATTGTAAATACAATACGATTAGCAAGTCTGAGATCCTAGAGTTATTTAACAATAACTTTAGTATGAGATCTGCAGCAAAGCAAGTTAATATGCCTTATTCTACTTTTAGGAAATCATGTTTATATCATCAAATAGAATATAAGCTTCCACGAGTGCACGACACCCTACTGGGGTGAAGATATATGCTGAGCTTACAAGATGATAAATTGTAAGAAGTAGAGGATAAAAAGCCTTTACGATAACAAATGTTAACTAAAGACAATCACTTAGGTTCAATTTTTCAGTTGGCTCCCCAAAAAGCAACTAACCTCATGGTATAGTTGTTAGCTTATTACAGAGGTAAGAGTCTGGATACATTCCTGAATCAATTTCCTACAAGGGAATTTGAGGATGATAGTGAATACTATTGGGATGTAATTGGTTCCTCTCGTAGGAATATTCCTCTAGTAGAAGCACGAGATGAAAATGGTGTAGTTGTTACATCAGCTTCTAGCAATTCAGGGGTAGGTACTGCTCCGTTCTATCTAGTATTCCCAGAAGATTGGTTCGCCGATGGTGAAGTAATCGTAGGTCACTTGAATCAGATCTATCCATTCCGTATCCTTGGTGATGCACGTATGGAAGGTACAAACGCTGTCTATAAGGTTGAACTTATGGGTGGTAACACTACAGGTTGTCCTGCAGAACGATTGCTTTCGGGTGAACGTTTCTCTATTGACTTTGCTCCTGTAGAAAAAGAATTCTCTAGAAAAGTTGGTGATGTTAGGTTTACCTCTCCTGTCTCTATGCGTAATGAGTGGTCTCAGATTCGTATTCAGCACAAGGTTGGTGGTAACATGCTTAACAAAAAACTTGCAGTAGGTATTCCTATTACAAAACCCACAGATAGTGGTGGTTTGACTAAGGATATTGCTACGATGTGGATGCACAATGTAGATTGGGAAGTAGAACAATAGTTCTCTGAATATAAAAACAATGTACTTGCTTTTGGTACTTCTAACAGAAATTCCAATGGTGAATATATGAACTTTGGTAAGTCAGGTAATGTCATCAAGACTGGGGCTGGTTTGTTTGAACAAATGGAAGTTGCTAATACTATGTATTACAACACCTTTAGTTTGAAACTACTGGAAGATGCTTTGTATGAACTATCTGCTGCTAAACTTGATTTTGGTGATCGTTACTTTGTAATTAAAACTGGTGAACGTGGTGCTATTGCATTCCACAAAGCTGTATTGAATGTTATCTCTGGTTGGACTCAGTTCATGTTGGATAATAGTTCTATTGGTGTTATTGAAAAAGTTCAATCTAAACTTCACTCTAATGCTCTATCTGCTGGATTCCAGTTCGTTGAGTATAAGGCTCCCAATGGAGTTCGTGTTAAGTTGGATGTTGACTCTTTCTATGACGATCCAGTTCGTAATAAGATCTTGCATCCGCTTGGTGGTGTGGCTATGTCCTATCGTTATGATATCATGTATATCGGTACAATGGACCAACCCAATATCTTCAAATGTAAGATTAAAGGTGACACTGAATATCGTGGATATCAATGGGGTTTACGTAATCCTTTCACTGGTCAAAAGGGTAATCCTTATATGTCCTTTGATGAAGATTCTGCTGTAATACACAGAATGGCTACGTTGGGTCTTTGCGTACTAGATCCGACACGAACAATGTCTTTGATTCCTGCTGTATTGCAGGCTTGATAATTAACCAAAGGGGAGGGAGTTACTTCCTTCCCCTTATTTTTTAAAATTTTAGGAGAAATGGCAAAAGAAAAAATGGAAGAAAAAGTAGGGTACGAGGAATAGAATTTCATCGTAGATGATATCGTTGCGGAGTTACCCTTGCAAATGGTTCAAAGTGAAGAACCTATTAAAGTGAAAGAAACGTATAAGAAGTCTATACCAGTTGTAGAACAAGACGTGTTGTTGAATTGTTTAAGGAACGAAAGAGTCATTGTAAGACACATTCCTAAAGAAGGTGGTATGGTAGGTCCAAATCCTAAACATATCCTTTCTGGGGGCATGGCTGAGAGTGCAGTGAGGTATTTTACAATACCTAGACTATCCTCTGGGATGTATGTAAATGTACTAACAGATGATGAGAAAACTTATCTAGAACAAATCATGGGTCTTGAATATAATGCTTTAAGTATTTATAAGAAAGTAGATAACTATTGGGATAATTTTATGGTACGTCTTACTAAGTAGGACAATCTGTTTAATCTAATGGACCCAGATGATTATATTCGATACAAAGTACTCTTGGCAAACAAAGATATGATTGCACCTTCCCTATATGCATTACAAGATGCACCTAAAGCAACGTATCAATTTGTAATAATTATAGAAGGGGAAGAAAATAAAACTGCTAAAGACAATATGAGTACTACAATGAAGTGTTATAAAGAGTTTGGTAGGATTGAAACAGAAGCTGATGTATTGCGAGTGATTGTAGAAACAATGTCTAATAGACCTCTATCCGTAAATGAAAAATTGGATTCGTTACATACGAAGATAAACAATTTGATTCAAGGTGATAGTAAGTTGTTCTTAAAGATAATTACAGATCCTTTACTTAATACAAAAGTTTTAATCAAGAAAAGTATTGAAGCTGGTATGATTTCTAATAGAGGTAATTTCTTGTATCTACGAAGTGACAATAGTCCTTTATGTGAACACAACGAAGAACCCACATTAAATATTGCAGCTAAATTTTTAAATAATCCCAAGAGACAGGATATTAAATTCTTGCTTGAGGCTAAATTAAAACAATAATTATGACTACGGGAGAATTCTCAAACGAATTTGATCTACTCTACAATAACATAATGAGTAACTCTGCTCCTGGATTAAATGAATATGAAAAATCTGTATTCCTTACTAAGGCTTAGAGTGAAATCATATTCAATCATTTTAATCCAAATGGCAATAAATATAAAGAGGGTTTTGATAATTCTCCTAAAAGACAGATAGATTTTTCTGAATTGATTATGCAATCTGGTAATATAGTAACAGGTGTGAATGCTTCTGGAACTATTGGTGGAGTCTATTTTTACGCTAGAGAAGCTGGTACACTTGGTAATTCAATTACAATAACAACAACTATTACTAATGGAACTCCTTCCGCATCAGTCACAGGTACAGCAATTACATTAAACTGTAGTGCTACTGCAACTATTGCAACGATTAAAGGATTGTTAAATGCTGAAAGTCTTATAAGATATTTATTGAATGTTGATAAAACAGTAATCACAACTACTCCAATATCAGCGACTGGACCTACTGCATTGACTGGTGGAACTGCTACAAGTGTAACTCCGTTTGATTTAAGAGGTCAAATATTTGTATTACCTGCTAATGTTCTTTTAATTCTCAATGAAGTTTATACAAATAATTCTATAACTTATAGAGTTGTTCCAATAGACTATCAAGAATACGATAGATTAATGTCTAAACCATTTAAGGAACCTTTGAAATATCAAGTATGGCGACTTATTAAAGATGGTGCAACTGCAGGTATTCCTAATATAGAAATCATTCCTCATACTGGAACAGCTATTAATTCTACTTATAATGTTAGATATATCAAAAGACCTTAGCCAATCATATTAGTAAATCTGACAAGTGTATATGATGGTTTGACTATTGATGGAATCACAACTGTTACAGAATGTGAATTGAATCCAATAGTACACAGAGAAATATTAGATAGAGCTATTGAAATAGCTAAGGCTGCTTATATAGGCGATCTAAATAGTACAGTACAACTTAATCAAAGAAATGAATAATGACCACACAAGAATTTTCAAACGCATTTGACACTCTATTAAATAGTTATAGAGACATAAAGAACTTTGGTAATACCACAAGTCCTTATTCTCTAGAGCTCGATGAATATGAGAAGTCAATTTTGCTTACACAAGCTCAAGATATAATTGTAAAATCTTATTTTGATAGAACTCTTAATCCACAAGGTTAGGGTTTTGATGAAACAGAACGTAGATAGATTGATTTTTCTGAATTGATTACTATTAATAAACCTAGTATCAAAGGTACTGTTGGGGGTATTACATTAAGTTCTCCAAACACATTATACACCTTTAAAGTAAATGCTGCTGGTACTGAAGCTGTTCATAATACAAGTAATGTAATTACAATTACTCCCGCTTCAACTGGGGGGACAATATCTACATTATAGGCTAAATTTATTACAGAAGGTATTACTGATGTTACAGTAATTGCATTAGGCACACTAACTGTTGTATCAACGGCAATTAAATTGGCTTCATCTGAAATAAGATATGATGATAGAAGTAGTTTATACTTAATGCCAACTAATGTTTTATTCATGTTAAATGAAAAAATCATAAGTGGCACAATCACTAAGAAAACATATATTATAGTTCCGATAAATTATAAAGAATATGATAGAATGATGTCTAAACCATTTGGTCAACCTTTGAAAAAATAGTGTTGGCGATTGTTTTAGAATGTATCTGGAATAGATTTATATTCAGAATTAATTCCAGTAATAGGTGTTACAATAGATGATTATATTATTAGATATGTAAAAAGACCAAGACCTATTGTTTTAACTGATTTAACACAAGGTACTTATAGTTCAGGACTAACAATTGATGGTGTAGTAGTTACAACAGAATGTGAATTGAATCCTATCATCCATGTAGATATATTAAACAAAGCTGTTGAACTTGCTTTCTCAAGATTTGGAGCATCTCCTAAAGAACAAAAATAATAAATTATGACAACACAAGAGTTTTCTAATGAGTTCGATTTGTTACTAGACAGTTATAAAAACTCTAATGAATTTACAAGTAAAGATTCAAGTTCTAGTATTGAATTCAACGAATATGAAAAGTCTGTATTTTTAACTCAAGCTCAAGAAGACTTAGTTAAAAACTTATACAATGGATACAATGTAGAATAGCAATCTTTTGAAGATACAGAAGAAGCTAGAAAATATTTAGCTAATTTTATAAAAACTGTTGTTATAACTACCAAGACTACTGGTAAGACAGGTGTATCTGCTAATTCAGTATTTTATACTGTACCAGATGAGGTTTTATTCATTACATATGAATCTGTAAAATTTGATACTACAAATGCCCCTTCTTGGATCAATGGTAAAATTGCTTCAGTAGTTCCTGTTAAACAAGATGAATATTTTAAAATATCAAATAGTCCTTATAAAGGAGCTAATAGTAAAAGGGTTTTAAGATTGGATATTGATCTTGTAGTAGTTGAAATCATTTCAATATACGGAATATTATCTTATACTGTGCGATACCTTGCAAAACCAAATCCAATTATAGTAACCATACTTCCAACAGGATTATCTATCAATGGTTTGGCTGTAGTTACAGAATGCACAATGAATCCTATATTACATAGGGAAATATTAAAAATGGCTGTAGAGTTGGCTTATAGAAGCAAATTATAGACAGCAACAAAATAATTTTTTATTGTTTAATTAAATATTTATAAAACATGGCTACATTTAGCTCAAATCAAGTTCGTCAACTTTATGTTGCAAAAACGTTACAGTCTGATATCATATCGACTAGTACTGCAGGTGATATCGCAGTAAAGTATGATACCGCAAAGACTAACACGTATTTTAAATACATGAGTCCAGGTGGACAAACCCGCAGTGATTTAATCCCAACTGCAAACATTCTTTCTGTAAAAGTTACAGATGCTGATAAACTTAAAAGGGGTTTGAAGAAAGTTACTCTTACTCTAGATTCTACTGTTAATAGTGGCGCTCCTATTGCTGGACAAGATTATATCTTGCGTTTGGCATTTAGAAATTACGTTGGATTGTCTGAAGAAGATCAATACTTCAAATATGGTGCAGTTCACGCTGTATCTGGAATGACTGCTGCTACATTCTATCAAACAATGTTGACTTCTCTTACACAGAATTTCTCTCGTGAAACTGAACAGATGCTATCATTTGCATTGGCTGGTGATATTGCTACTAAAGCAATGACTACCAATACCGATGTAACAATTACTGCTAAAAATGCAGGTGTTCCTGGTAATTCTATTACTCTTGCTATTGCTTCTGTTGCTGCTGGTGCTGCTGCTGTTACTGTTACAGGTAATGCAATCTCTGTAAGTCTTCCTGCTGCTGGTAAAACAATTGCCCATTTGAAAGCCGCTATTGCTGCTTCTAATGCTGCTAATGCGCTGGTTACTATTACTGGTACCGACGCTACTGTTCTAGTTGCTGAGGCTGCTGTTACATTGGCTGGTGGTACTAACACAGGTATTCTAATCACAGAAGTTCCACAAGAATGGATTCTTGGTACTTTTGAATAGGTTCCTGTAAACTTTACAGTAATGCCTACTACAGTTGTATCTAGTGGTGATGAAGTAATCTGGGGTACAGTTACAATTGAAACTCCAACAACTTATATTTACAATGGCAAGAAAACTGCTGATTTGGAATACTTTGCTGCAGGTGAAAAAGGAGATCAATATCGTATGATTGGTTGGCCTAATGTTATTAGAACTACTTACTTGGTTGATCCAGCAGTAGCTTATAATTACATTGATATCCATTACTTCTATGCAGGAAGTGGAGAAGGAGTTCAAAAATCTGAAAAGGATATTACTTTGGTAATTCCTAAAGTAGGTGCTACTAATTCGGCTAGTAATGTATTGACAAACAGTGTTATAGCTGTTCTAGAAACTGCTACTGGATTGACAATTGCTGATCTCGGTACAGAATCTTGATAATAAATAAGGGGACTCACAAGGTCCCCTTAATTGTTTAATTACTTGACCTATAATAATAATACTAATAGATACTAAATAAAACATTAATGTTCTTGCATATATGAAATTTTATTCATATCTTGCAGGAATTTGTTATTTAAACTAATTTGTAATACATATGAGCACATTTAAAGAAATTGTGTACTTAGCTCTAGAAGAGCTTAAATTGACTTCTGATGATAGTTACTACACAGAAGACCATATTCTATTCCTCTTAAATAAGTATAGAGCCTTCTTACTTAAATAGAGATATAGTGATATAAAGAAACAAATGCCTGAATCTAATTATTAGACTATAGGATTGACACTGGCAAATGCAACTGTATCTGGTACAACTTATTTAAAGAGTAGTGCTACAATCCCTTATTTGATGTAGATAGGTAATCCTAGAGTATACTCAACAGATTATTATACAGGAGACATTGCTTTAGTTAGTAGAGATAGGATGAGATATGTTGGAAACAATAGATTCTTATAGAAGATGATATATTGTTCTATACACCCAGATTCTTATATGTATTTTATATCTGCAACATCCTCAGTACTCACTTTAACCTCTGCTAATATTACAGCGGTATTTTAGGATTGTATTCAAGCAGCAAATCAACAAGATGCTACATCAGATATAATGGATAAAACATTTCCTATAGAAGAAGCACTTATATCTCCATTAGTTGAATTAGTTATGAAAGAAATCCTTGGAGTTAAATACATACCAAAAGATGATGAAAATAATGCATCTGATGATATGTCTAATATGCAAATGAAAAAATAATGGAATCACTGGAAGAGTATAGGAAGAAAATAATGCGAGTACATGATCCTAGAGAACATGAAATAAAAGGTTCTTATGGGGTTTAGGATGCCTATAGATTCTATATGAAATAGTGTAATGCTAAAAAAGAACCTTACTTAACATCAACTCAGTATTATAAGATAATACGTCTTACAAATAAATTGCTTGGTGAGTATATTGTGGACGGTGAAATAATCAAACTCCCATGTAGAATGGGTGAGATATTAGTAGGTAGATATACAGGTGGTCCTAGAATTGACAAAGATGGCAATTTAAAAATAGGGTATGCTGTAGATTGGAATAGAACTTTAGAATTGTGGCATGAAGATGAAGAGGCTGAAAGAGATAAGATTCTACTCAGACATGAAATTAAAGAAAAGGCTAAAGTATATCTTAGTAAGAGAAGTGCTCGTTTTGAAAATCAAACTTACTACAAATTCAAACTTGTGAGAATATTAAACAATCAAATAAAAAACAAATTAAAAGAAGGAACAATGAGTGGCTTCTTATTTAAACGACCCAATTATGGCTAACCAACAAACATCAATAAAAACAACAATGGATCGCATAATGTAGCATCCATTACTATAGGACATTACATTAGAACAGGTAATAGATATGACTGTTAACTTTATGAGATTAATGGGTACTCCTTCTATGTTTGAAGAAAAGGTTGCAACAGTAACTCTTGTAGACTACAGAGCCGACTTACCAATTGACTTCTATCAAGTAAATCAAATTAGATTTATTAATGAAGAAGGTATGTTTATGTTTAGACTTTCTAGTGATAGTTTTCATATGAGTGACCAACTTGAAGAAGTTATGGATTTGACTTATAAGATTCAAGGTTAGATGATATACACTACTGTAAAAGAAGGAACTATTGAATTGTCTTATAAAGCAATATCAACAGATACCAACGGATACCCCCTCTTACCAGACAATTCAAGTTTTAGTAGAGCCTTAGAATTATTTGTGAAGAAGAGTTGGTTTACCATTCTATTTGATTTGGGTAAGATTAGTTCTGCAGTCCTATAGAATACTCAATAGGAATATGCATTTGCTGCAGGCGATTGTCAAGCAGAATTTAATCGACTTAACTTAGATACAGCAGAATCATTCTATAATATGTATTCTTCTTTACTTATCAGAAAGCATGAGTATCAAAGGGGATTTAGAGATTTAGGTAAAAGAATTTAATTATGGCAATACAAGTAGCAAATTTTAAAACAATAGGAATGTAGAGGGATACTTCTGAATCAGCATTTGATTCTAAGTTTGCCTTTGAAAATATGAATATGCGTATTACTGCTAAAGATAGTAATACATTTTTAAGTCTCACTAATGAGAAGGGTACTTAGGTTATAACTACAACAGGTATAACAAGTATTCTAGGTTATCCTATAGGTTATTGTGTAATGAATGATACATTAGTACTCTTTACAACTTTAAATCTTACAGGAACCACTACATACAACACAGATAGAATATATGCTATCACTAATACTTCAACTACAAATACATTACACGTTGATGAATTATTTGTTGGTACATTAAGTTTTGATGTAACTCATCCTATAGAAACCATTCCATTCTACGAGAATGAAAACATTCAAAAGGTTTATTGGACTGATGCAAAAAATCAAATGCGATTCATCAACATTAAATCAACCGAGACTTTTACAAACAAATCTTTTGACTATGTTCCTACAATGCAACTAAAGGAAGTGGTTAGTATTACTAAATAGAATTCTGGTGGAACATTTCCTGCTGGAGTGATTCAGTATGCCTTTTCATATATAAACAATTATGGAGTAGAAAGCGCAATATTTCATACAACTCCTTTGTACTACTTATCTAACACTACTACAGGAGAACCTGCAGATGGTACAGTAACTAATAGTTTTGATATATCATTAACTGGATTAGATACAACTTTTGACAAGGTTAGAATTTATTCAATTACAAGAACTTCTGTTAATGGAACTCCTATAATTAAAAAAGTAGTAGATTTAAATGTAAGTGAAATAGTTATTTATACTGCAGAATTAAATAGTACCTACATGGGTTTTGAAGGGATGACTTTAAGTATTCCTAATTTAACAAATGTAACAATAACAGATACTGATACATCTACAGTATTAACACCATCAGAAGCTTTTGGGGTTGATTATCTGATTGGTAAAAATTTATTATTAGAATATGATGAAGCTACTCCTTTACACATAGATTTAGAAGTAGGTGGGGTAACTTATAATTTAGAATTACTAAAATGTCAAATTATATTAGGTTGTGATTATGGTACTACAGGTGGTGTAGCTGCAACAAGTGTGTTAGTTGGAAATACTGTAACGTTAACTTCTGTAAATAGATTAAACGTCTTAATAAATGAGTGGACGATTATAACACCAGGAGAATATGCTTCTGTTGATTTAACCAATAATGCTGGTATAACAGTAACTGCAAATACTGTAGGAGCATCTGGTGATTATATTACCTTTCGTATTGATTCAGTAACTGTAGGAGAACGTAATATTACTGTAAATAGTGGTACTCAAGTAGTTGTAAATTTACAAACAGGTGATACGAGTACCACATTAATATCTTTAGTCACTGGAGATACTGAAGCTAATGCTTTAATTACTGTTACTGGAACTCTTTCTGTTTTTAATATTGAACCAACACGTTATTTAAATGGTGGTATTGATGAACTTGCAAATTATGTAAGTATTATAAACCCAACACCAGAGGCTGCAGAAGAATCAAGTTTGAAATTTACAAATTTGACTTCTCATACACATTATGGAGTAATTACTTTAGGTAATTTGGAAGTTCCTATTAGTTTAGTTAGTATAAAAAGTAGAACCAATGTTATTACTGATAGAATTAGAGTTTATGGACCATATACTTTAGAAAGAGGTTTATCTAATTCTGTTATAACAAATATTACAATTGACCAATTTATAGAATATTGCCCGTATGAAATGAATTATCCTACTTTAACAGGAGGATTTCAGATTCTGGGCAATACTATTGTACAAGGAAATACTCAATTAAATCCTTTGGTAAAATATTATACATACGATTACGTTCCTGATTTTGGCGCAAACATTACAGATACTAATTATTTGGGAGAAACACAAACTTCTACAGGACTGTTGTATACAGGGGGAGAAAAAATAATTGCAGAAACACTTACTCAAAAAGATAATACACTCTTTTTAGGTAATATTGAATTGGTAAGAGATACTGCTGGAGATATTGTTGTAAGTGGAGTAACAATCAAAGATACTTTAGGAACTGGTCTTATTAATGATATTACCTTTTCTGAAAAATCATTAGCGTCTGGGACTCAAAATACAATTGTAAATAATACATCTCATTATCCATACGAACCATCCCGAACATTAAAATCTGATGACTTTAGTGCTAAGACGTTTAAGTATGGTGAATACTATAGATTTGGAATTCAATTTCAACATGAAACTGGTAAGTGGTCTGAAGCCATTTGGATTACTGATAAATAGAATACTGTATTACCTTAGACTACTAAAACAGGAACTACCAATTTTAATATTGAAATTAAAGGATCTAAAGCAACTTATACATTAGGTACTAGTATTATAAGTGGTTTAGTATCAATGGGTTATAAGAGAGCAAGAGGATTAGTTGTGTATCCAAATATAAATGAACGAAGAGTTATTGCTTAGGGAATTTTAAATCCAACAGTTTATTAGATTAAAGACAGACTTGCAAATACACCTAATGTTTAGTCTTCTTGGTTTCTTAGACCAATGAAACCCACAGCATTTGATGTAACTGGAGATTCACATTTAGCTAGTTTAGAAGGTGGTATAGTAGAATTTAGACCTAATAAATCTATTTCTGGTACAAAATATGTAAGTGGTATAGGAGTAATGTCAAGGGGTGGTGAAATAGAAAGTTTTAATACATCTAATATTACAGAAAATCCTCCAGTAACAAATACACCGTTTGATGCATTTTTACATTCAAGTGATTCTTATAGAAACACTGCGAATAATATTAATACTTATTATGGAGATACATATATAATCGATGGTGCTACACTTTCTTTTAATTCTCCTGAAATTGAATTTGATGAAAATTTATAGAATATTCCTTTAGATGGATTGAGTGCTAATATAATTGGTCTTACACATTTAACTGGATTTGTTTCAGAAGTTAGTGTAACTCCAACAAATGCTTATAGTCCTAATGCTATTGGATTTTATAATCCTGGAATAAAAGTATTTAATTGTAATGCGTCAACTGGTATTAATACATTAGCTGCTACTCCACTATGGTATGATAGTGTTACAAGTGCTGCTTATGGTAATTTTGTAGTATTTCCTTGGCAAGCATCTCGTGCATTTAATGATTTACCTAATACTACTGCAGGAGCACCTATAATGACTTCTAAACATAGTTCTAATTTAAGATTTTCTGCATTAAATACTTATTTTACCCCTTACGCATTTACAGATGGAATTACTACACCTAAAATATTTAGTTCTAATTAGAATGAAATTTTAACTATTGACTCACCTTTGAATTCAGGATTAACTGATTTTCTATATATGGGAAATGTTGATAAAATTATTCAACCAAATAGAAATTTAACCAATACTAATAGAACTTTATTTAAATTTGTGGTTGGTTCAAGTTTATCTAATTATGATTCTGCTACTCAGACTGGTGTTATGGTTCAAAGAGTTATTGGTGCAGATAGTGTAAATAATACAACATTAATTAAATATAAATGTGCACCCCATGCAATATTCAGTATTAACCAACCAAATACTACTACTATAAGAGTTTTACCTTCATTGAACGATGTAAATAAAGCTGTTACAGGAACAGGATTAGTGTATAATACAAATATCACATCTGTTGCTCAACAAAACATTAATGTAACTCCTAATTCTACAAATTATGGTGGTGGAGTATGGTTAGCGGATTTAACTAGACCTATAAATGTCGATACAATATTTGGTGGTAAAACCGATTCTGCATTTGAAAATAACTTATGGGAAGTTGGTGGATTAGCTGTATCTTTAGTAAATGAAAGTGGTGTAGCATTATCAACTCCTGTTGATGTTGTATTTACATCTGGTGATACTTATATTCAAAGACATGATTGTATTAGGACTTATCCATATAGTGTTGATGATGTATAGACCATGACTGAGATTGTATCCTTTTTATGTGAGACTAGAATTAATCTAGATGCCAGAACTGATACAAATAGAGGCAGAACTGATAATAGATTCATCACTCCTTTAAATACAAATTTATTAAACCCGATATACAGTCAAAAGGATAATTACTTTGTCTATAGAGGATTGAATTATGAGATGTTCTCATTAGATAACTTTCCAAACACATTCACCTGGACTTCTAAAAAAATTGCAGGTGAATTGACAGATACATGGACTAAAGTAGATATGATTAACACATATGATGCTAATGGTAAGTATGGTCCTATAACGGCACTAAGATCATTTAATAACGAGTTAGTAGGATTCTAGGATAAGGGATTGTTTAAGATACTTTACAATAGTAGAGTACAGGTGAATGCATCTGATGGAGTCCCAATTGAATTTGCTAATAGTGGTCAAGTAGATGGAATTAGATATATCTCCTCTAACGTAGGCACATCTAATAAATATAGTATCGTTGAAACACCAAATGGATTATACTTTATTGATGATATTAACAAATCAATCAATCTTATAAATGATTAGATAACTAATTTATCAGATAAACTTGGATTCAGATCTTGGAGTAATACTTATTTTACAGGACTAAGTGCTTGGAATCCTTATACTTATAAGAATTTTACAGGACACTACGATAGTGTAAATAAAGATGTTTACTTTGTTGGTGAAACAAAAGCATTGTGTTTCTCTGAATTGATAGGATAGTTTACTTCATTCTTCAACTATGAAAAAACTCCATATATTGTAAATCTGTGGGATGGGTTATATTCGATTAGAAGAGATTTAACTAATACTGTTACTAAATTGTGGAAACACAATGCAGGAACTTACAATTAGTTCTATGACAATATAGAACCTAGTCCTTTTTATACAACATTTGTAGTCAATCCAAACCCAACTCTAAATAAAGTATTTAATACTGTAGAATTTAGAGCAGATAGTTGGAGTACAGCAAATCCTAAAGTTCTTTAGAGGAATGTAGACTTTGGTAAATTGTCGGTTTGGAATGAGTATTAGTTAGGAGATCATACATTTGTAGTACATAATGGAATACCTTCTAATTTAAAAGAGAAGTTTAGAGCATGGAGAACTCCTGTTCCTAGAGTTAAATCAATTGTGTATCCATCTGTAGCATCTCCAAATCAAGATGATGGTGGTACACCAAATCCAAATCAACATGGTGTTGCAAATGGTTTATCTGCTGGTTTAGACAGACTTAGAGGTAATTGGGCATACATGCAATTATGGTCTAGTGGTGCTAATAACTATGAAACTGTACTACATGATATAAATGTATATTACAATGTATAAAGATTTTAATTACACATTGTTATTATTTTACATAAGTACTTGTATAATTAAATAATTTATTTTATCTTTGTATATAATTAATTTGTTATGACAACAAAAAGAAAACATATAAGAAAATCAAAGTCTAATTGCTTTGATTTAGGTGGTGGTATTGCAGGTGCATTAGGTGGAGTTTCTAGTCTATTCGGATAGGGGATTAACAACCTTAATGTGCCAACCACACAAAATAGTAAAATCAATGCATTGACTAATGAATAGTTAATGAGTTAGATGTAGAATTATAAACCTATTGAATTCCAATAGGCTAATGTAGGTGGATAGGCTTTAAGTGGTTTAGCTTCAGGGGCAAGTGCTGGAATGGCACTAGGCCCTTGGGGTGCTGCCATAGGTGGACTCATAGGGGGTCTATCTGGTGGGATTACTTCTATGATAGGAAATGATAAGAAACAACAATAGGAACAACTATTAAAAACTCAATAGATGAGAGCATTTAGTACTCAAGCAAATACTATAGGATAGAATTCATTTAATAATTCATTAGCACAATCTTTAGGATTAGGCGGTAAACTCTATGACTAGGGTGGAAACTTATACTCAGACCTACCCAATCAAGCTACTCACGGTGGCGAATTTGGCAATGGTGGAATTGAAATCAATACTGGTGGAACACATGAATAGAATCCTCTTGGTGGTATACCAATGGGAATGGGATAGAATGGTAAACCTAATCTTGTAGAAGAAGGTGAATTCAAATTCAAGGACTACATCTTTAGCAACAGACTCAAGTTTGACAAAGACACCACATTTGCAGAATAGGCTAAAAAGGATTCTAAGGAGTCATCTGAAAGACCTAATGATCCAATTAGTAAAAATGGGTTGGATAAGAGTATGAGTAAGTTGTAGGAGGATTAGGAAAAAAAGAAACAGACATCTGGTAAATAGGATGGAAATAGTTTTGCATGGGGAACTCCTCCTAGTGGATTGTTTGGTGTGATGCCTTATACTAATCAAGTAAATGGTAATCGTAACAATCCTTATGAACAAACTAATACACCATAGAGTTTAATAGTTGGTGGAGTAAATATGAATGCAATTGTTAATGGAACTAATCCATAGGCCAATCCTGTAGAATCAAAAGGTTTAACTCAAGATAACCTATTAAGATATGCTCCGATAGTTGCATCTGGATTAGCAAGTCTAACTGATGCATTAGGAGTAACTAATAAACCTGATTATGAATCTGTACAAGATTTATAGGGATTGGATTCATTGAATGTTAAAGGATCAAAATTGAGTGATTTTGTAAATTACAAACCCTTGGATACCAACTACTTGACTAATCAACTAGGAGCTAATGCTGCTGGTACTAGACAAGGTATGAGAAACATATCTGGTGGTAATAGAGCTACTTACATGGCTGGATTGTTAGGAGCAGATGCTTCATACAACCAAGGCTTAGGTCAATTGGGTAGATAGGCTGCTGAATACAATCAAGGATAGAAAATGCAAGTAGCTGATTTCAATAGAGGTACTAACCAATTCAATGCTCAATAGAGTAATTGGGAATAGGGGATTAATACTCAATTGAAAGAAGGCTCTATCAAAATGAAAACACAACTTAAAGCTGCAGCTAGACAAGAATCTAGAGGAGCTAAAATGAATAACTTAAACACATTTGTAGAAGGTCTAGGAGACTTTGGTAAAGAAAAAGATCAATAGGCTATGATTAACTGGATGATCTCTAAGAGATTGTTTGGTACAGTCAAAGCAAATGGTGGTAAACTAAATACTAAGAAGAAATAATATGGCAGCAAATTATCTAACAATAGGTGCTAAATTTAAACCGTACTCCTTTGAAGAAATGCTTAGACCTTATATGATGTATGGTCAAGCCTACAAAGAGTAGGAAATGGGTTTAGACGATTTAGCAAATAAATCTAGTATTTGGGAAGGATTAACTAATAACAATACAGATCCAATTGCTCATGCTGCTTATGAGAAATATGCAAATGATGTAAATGCACAATCTGCTCAACTAAGTAAAGAGGGATTGAATGCAACTAATAGACAACAACTCTCATAGCTTAAACAAAGGTATGGTCAAGAGATTGTACCTATTGAATAGGCTTATGCATAGAGGAAACAATTAATGGATGAAGATAAGAAGATGCGTCAATAGGCTACTCTAAGTGGTTCTGCATTGTATTCAAATATATCTAATCTATAGAATATGTCTTTAGATGAAATCATGAAGAATCCAAATATTGCTCCACAATATGAAACATAGGCAAGTCGTATTGCTAATTCTGCAAAAATGACTTAGTCATTCGCTAAATAGGAAAATGGATCTAGTAAGTGGGAAACTACTGCAGGTGGTCAATTAATGGAACGTAAGACTTCTATGGGACTAACACAAAAGGAACTTATAGATGCTGCTAATGGTAAATCTACTACTAGAGTAGAGAACCTAATTCAATAGGCTATGACTGCTTCTGCTTCTAACAAATGGGATAATGTTGATAAAGGCCAATTAAGAAGTGATGTGATTCAAGGATTGTATGCAGGTGTTGGAGATACCAGAAATGAAGTACAACGAAATGAAAATTACATGGATCCATTAAAATAGATGGAATATAAATATAAGCAAGCTCAAATAAATGCTTTACATGCTCCTTCTCCAATAGATTTACCTTATATTCCCATACCTAAAACAGGTATAGATCCTACTGTAGATAGAACAGGTGTAACAAAAGAAAGAGATTTCTTGAATAAAGTATTAGGTAATCCTGACTTTTTAAATACAAATATAGATAGTACTAAAAAATATAAGATGGATGAAAGAACTAAATTTATGTAGGATTGGGCATAGAAGTCTCCTTCAGCATATGGCTAGGATGATCCTACCCTTGCTGGTAGAACACAAAAATGGGAGCAACATAAAACTGATAGATTGAATGATACAACTGTTCCTACTAATAAAATAGCTCAACAGAATCAACAAGAATTAAAAGGGTTAATGCAAAAATATGGTGTTAATTCTATATAGGATTTGGCATCAAAAGTACATAATGCAGAATAGAGTACGGCTTTTGTAAGAAATAATTATCAATTTGAACTAAAAGACAACGATGTTGCTTTTACTAAAATTAAAGATAGATTTAATTCTTACTACGGAGCTAATGGAAACACAGGTATTTGGAAAGTAAATGGAAGTGGTGGTTTATCTAAAAGTACAATTAGTCAAGGAGATATGGATAAGATGTTTGATAAAACAAAAGGAGTACCTACTATAGTACATAACACAGATAATGATACATATGAATTTGTTAAGAATGGAGACAAATATGCATTTGATGTCAATGTTATTGATCCAAGTGGTAATATAAATTCAAACTTATCTGTCCTAAAGAAAATAAATCCTGTTACAAATAATATACTTGAGTCAAATCAATTTGATTATGCCTCTCAGCAATATACTAAAGTAGCACAAAATATGAATCTACACTTCGGTGAATTACTTAGGAATTTTCCTAAGACAGACGATAGTAGTTCAGATTTAAAACAATAATTAAAAATGAGTAATACAGCAGCAATTAATAATATTGAAAAAACAAATTAGAATAGTGGAGTTGGATTAAATGCAGATTTGGAGCAATAGAAAGCACTTGCTGATTTTAAAAGCAATCTTGATAATATTGTTAATTCTACTCGATTAGTTTCTACTAATAAAAACCAACTTAGTAATATAAGGAGTACAGATACTTTAAATACACCTTTTCAAAGAAATATTGGAGATTTAGATGTTGGTGAAAGCAGATATGATTCTGGTATAACCAGTGAACAATAGGTTAATAATTTAAATGAATCCAGAGCAGAACTTCAACCTTGGTATGATAAGATAGGTGCAGGTGCCATTAAAGGCACCTCACTTGCTGCTACAACCTTTGCAGATACATTTGCTGGAACAATTGCAGGGTTAATTAAAGGGGTATCAGAAGCAGGAAATGGAGACAATTGGAAGGGTGTTTTAGACAATCCTATAACTAATGGTTGGGATAATCCAATTACTTAGGGATTCAATAAATGGAATAATGGATTAGAGAAACTCTTACCTAATTACTATACAGCATAGGAAACTAAAAATAGAGAGAATGGTGAGTGGTGGAAAAATGTATTTACCGTTAATTTCATTGGTGATGTACTCCTAAAGAACACTGGATTTATGGTTGGTGCTGCATTGAGTGGTAAGGTTGTAGCAGGTGCTGCAGAAGGTCTTATGAAACTGGGTGAAGCAAGGAAACTATACGAAGGTTATTCTGTAATTGCATAGGATGGTAAAAAAGCTGAGAGTTTAGCTGAGAAGTTAAAAATGGTTGCTACTGGAGATGCTACTATAGATGGTAAAGCAATTGCACAAGATGCTTTAGATGCTGCTAAGAAATTAAGAACTGCTAATCAGTAGTTAAAAATAATTGGTGCTACTGCAGGAGCTATGGGTGAAGCTAGACTTGAAGCTGTAAACAACTCAACCTAGTTTGCTTAGAATTTAACTAATCAATTAAATCAATCTATTCCTCAATTAGAAGATGATGAATTTAAAAAGATTGCACAAGAGAATCCAGAAGCATTTGATGACAATGGTAATTTAACTCCAGAGGGTCAACAGGCTCTAAATCAACGAATTGAAAAGAGATATACTGATGGATTAGCTAAGATAGAAGAATAGAGAACTAAATATGGTAACAGAGATTTTTTAACTAACTTACCTCTATTAACTCTATCAGACTATGTATAGTTTGGTAGAAGTTATGCAGGTGGATATAAGAATATTGCTAGAGATGTAAACATAGCAGATAAGATAGTTGATGGAGTTAAGACTGGTTATGAAGCAGTTAAACCGTCACTACTTAAAAAAGCATGGGCTATTAGTAAACCATTTTTAACTGAAGGTGTATATGAGGAAATGGGTTAGTCAACTATATCTAATACACTTAACCAATACTATGGTGCTGAATTAAATAGTTTTATGGGACACTAGATTGATCCCAATGCTAACAAGGAATCTGTTGGATGGTTAAATGCAATTGGTCAAGGTGCTAAACAAGAATATGGTACAATGGCTGGTTGGGAAGATGGTTTTGTTGGTGGTATTATGGGAGGTTTTGGTATTCCTATGAGAGGTGGAGAAGTACACATTGATAAAAATGGTAAAGCAACTCACCCCATTATAATGAATGGGTCTATTGGTGAAGTAAGAGAGCTCAATGAGAATTATAAAGACAACCAAATATTAGCAGAAGAATTAAACAAAAGATTTCAAGATCCTAAATTTTAGGAATATCGTAAAGCGGATGTTAGACGACGTAGTATTGATGCGGATAAAGAAACTGCATTAGATGCTAAAGATGAATTTGAATTCAAAAATGCTGAACATTCTCTACTTATCAGTGATGCCATATTATTTGATAAAACTGGTAAGATATAGGATTTATATGATCATGTAGACATGTCTAATCTTAGTGATGAAGATATTACTAAAGTTAGATAGGATTTAATGTCTGATAAAAAAACTACAATTCCTTATCAAAACAAAACAGATGATGAATTAAGAGAATATCTTAAACAATAGGGAGAAACCAATAAAAAAGCTATAGACAACTACAGAGAAATTGCTGATAATTTGGCAGTTAAATCTGGTGATACATTTAAAGGAGATGATTTATCTGAACTCGTGTGGATGCTTAGCAAAGTAGACAATTGGGAAGATAGGTTTCATCAAGTTCATGGAGAGTTAAAAAAGAGTTTAGCACCTATTGTAAAGCAATTGAATGGTGGAACATACATTGATGCAGATGAAATAGAATCTCCTATTGATGAGGTTCTAAATCAATCTCCTGGAGATCTATTAGCTGCTCTATAGGATGAAGGGTCTAAGTTATAGGCTAAAGTCATTAGAGCTGCAGAAGTAAAAAAGAATAGACAAGAACGTGTAACTTAGACATCTGCTGGTAGAGTAATCAATTAGGAGTTGTAGTTAGATAATAAAACAGACAATAGAGGTTTACCTCAAGCAACTGCCAAATTGGAAAGACTTAAATTAGAGTTAGAATAGAATCTTAACAAACTAAAAGATGGTGATAAGATGATTGAATAGATTAATGATCTATAGAGATTATCTATTGCTAGAATGTCATTCCTATAGAGATATAATGGATACATCGCTAACCCTGAACGCCTTAAATAGGACCAAAAGAAAGTAGTAGCTGAATCTAAAAAAGAATAGGTTAAAGTTGACAATGCAGAAATCAAAGATAAAAAGGATGTAGTTGATAAGTTGACTACTTATGAAGAGTATAAGAACTTCTTAAACACAACTTTTCCTGAAGGTAAGGAAGAAGATGCTAGAGAATTCAATAGTCAAATGGTTGCTGCTGGAAATCAATTTGCTATATAGCATAAGGATTTGAGCAAAAGTGTACTCAACTTATATGACAAAGTATAGAAATCAAAAGTGTCTACTGATGTTAAAGAGGGGGTTAATCAAGTTATTACTAATTTGATACCACAAATCAGCAGTACTTAGGATTTACTCGATATAAATAGTTCTGATTCAGCACAAAAGTTTAGAGAATTATTTGAAGGAAACATTCTCAAATCGTCTGGTAAAATGTTAACTCCAGGAGAAACAACTGTAGCAATGGATCTTTTAAAAGATGTATTGGCAGTAGCTCGTAAAGAATATATAGAACAAGGAAACAAAGAGTTGATTCCTAAAGGTAAGTTGACTAATGAAGGTTTTGTTAAAACTGAAACCACTCCTGAATCAACTCCAGGAAAAGATTTAACTCCTACATCTCAATAGACTAACGAAGGTAAGATTATTTCAACACCAACCGTACCCGTCACACCAACTCCAACTCCTGAAGCACCCACAAGTGGTAAACAGAAGGAATACTTATACAATGAGATTCCTGAATTTGAAGTTAATGAAAAGAGGAAGGGTAATTTTATCAAATAGAAAGATGTGTTTGAGCATCAAACTCCTATATATGACCACTTTACCAAAAAGGGTACTTGGGATTATTTAAATAAAGGAAATGTAAAAAAGGATGATACTGTTGGATTCATGATTGATCCTGAATTCAGAAGTAAAGTAACTCCTTTTAAGGATGCAATATTCATCACTCATGGCCCTGATAATCAAGTTATTGGGAGTATTCATGGTGGTAAAAAAGTAAAAGATTTTGCGGGTCTATAGGAACTTAGAGATAGGATTGAAAAGGAATATGCTGAAACTGGTAAAATAAGTGAAACAACTAAGATTGCTTAGATCAATGGCGGATATGTTGAATAGGATAGAGGAAATGATACAAATTTAAATGATCCTCAAAAAGGAGTAGATAAAACTAATTTAGTATTCTCTATTGCTTCTAAAGGATTAGACTTCTTCTATAACCACCCAACCATTCCTGTAAATCAAATAACTCCCCCAAATAAACCTGGAATGGTTTATATGCATGAGAAATTAGGGGATGGGAAGTATGCATCTGTACCAATGACTGTTAAGACATTCAATAAGAAGGAATTCGATAGAGCAGATGTAACTACATAGGCTAATCCACTGTTTCATCAAATTGAAAAAGGGGTAGATACATTAGCTAATGCAACTCAACCTGAAGATGTAACTAAGGGATATATGGAGTTATCTAGTGCTTTATTTTTAGGCGAAAGCAAAAATGATAAAGACGGATAGGCAATTAGTTCAAATAAATAGGCAATTCATATTGAATTAAGCAAAGACAAATCTACTCTAATCATTAGAAAAGAAGAGTTAGGTGCTGATGGAATCTATAAGGAAACAGGTGTAGATAAGATTTGGTTAACTGAAAAAGATACCAACCCAAATACTAAAGGTAATTTAGAGGGTGATAAATTCACAGGTAAACAACTAAAAAAGAATGATATTGAATCTATAAAGGATCAGATTTATGAGTCCTTATACAAGAATGACATTCTGTTCAATGTAGATGCATCTAAGATTAATACTTCTGGATACAATGAGATGCTTTACAATAGTAACATTTTAAAGACTGCTATGACTAAATCAGGTCCATAGAGTGTATGGTTCTATATGTAGGGTAAAGATGCTTAGGGAACTCCTATTGACTTCGTAGCACCATCTGAAGGTGAGACTAAGAAGGGAATTAAATTGGTAGTACCAACTCTTCCTAAAGTAAATCCTGTAGTTGCAACTGAAAGTGTAGTTAAGGGGACTGAAGTGAATAGATTAGGAACTAAATATTTTGTAGACAATGGGGTTGTAACTGATGAGGATGGTAAAGTGATTACAAAGGAGATTCTGACAAGACCAATACTTGACTTAGCATACATTAAAGATGGAGTAAATGGTAAATTTGGTCCTGATTTTGAATAGAATCATAAAGTTAGTAAAGACGAATGGAAAGTTCAAGAGGGATCAATATTTAATGTAACTACAATGACTTATAAAGTAGAAGATTCTGTTTAGGTTAAAGATCTTATAAAAAGAATTGAGCAAAATCAATTAAAATTACAAGGTAAAACTAAAGATTCTAAATATTATATAATTGATGGTGAAAATTATGATAGAGTAACAAATGTTATTCCTAATGATTTCGATGGAGATTCTTCTAAATATGAAAATGCAAGAACAGCAGGATCAAAAGTAGATGAAATTGTAAGAGATTTCTTTAATAATAATAAAATAACTCAACCAGAAGGAATAAATAAAGAAGCTTTTAATGCAATTATAACTAAATTATAGGAAATTAAAGAATAGATTAATATAAAACATGAAAAATTCTTAGCAAATAATATAGTTGTATTTGATGATAAACTTAAAATTGCGGGAGAATTGGATATTTTATCAATAGATAAAGAAGGTAATTTACATATATATGATGTTAAAACAGCAAAAGATTTTTCTAAATATGATGATTCATATAAAGGTAAATTGACAAAACGTTAGAATCATACAAATCAATTATCTGCATATGCAAATTTAATATATAATCAATATGGTTTAGAGGTTAAAAGTTTAGGAATATTGCCTTTTCAAATTGTTTATAATGAAATTGGTCATATTAGTAAAGTGAATGCTTTGATAGGAATTAAATTAACATATGATTCTAAAATAGAATCTCTTATTCCTAAAAATTCAACATCTAAAAGCACCTCCACCACCTCTTCTTCACCATTTAAAGTGAAACGAGATCCAAATTTAGCAGGGAGTTATGGTGAAAAATCAACTGATTTCAAAAATAGTCAAACAAATGCTCCAAAAAATTAGGAATTGTCGAAAAAAATACCTAACTTTGCAACTCTTGAAAGTAATTTAAAAGGTCCTCTAATGACTAAAGGATTTACTCCTGAAACATTTGATGCTTTAACTCAAGAAGAAAAGGAACATGAAATAGAATGCTTAAATGCTTAATAATTAATTATGGCAAAAAATTGTTTATACTCCAAAAGTGGAGATGTGATGAAGTTAGCAAAAGCAACAGGACTAAATCCTGTTGTAGCTGCTGCTAAAATAGGAACTTAGATGGATTTATTTAGTGAGGAGCATTTTCCTGTAGAAGAAGAATTCAAGGATTATTTAGGGATGGCTAATGTAGACGAATAGATTAAATTTAAAACTGAACAAGAAGCCGCTTTAGAAATTGAGGATTTAGGAATTAAAACAGGTACTCATATATTCATTGAAAATTATGAAGGCAATGGTTCTGGAATGTATTCAGTAGTGAATAATGAGAATGAAGATATTAAATTCATTCCTGTAGAAGAAACTGAAGCAGAGACTAAATAGATTGAACAAATCGCCAAAGACATATTCAACATAAAAGAAATTACCATTTCAAATCCACTAGACAAACTCTATAGACCTGAAATGAGGGTTAATCGAGTTAATTTAGTAGCTAGGGAATTCAGTAGATACGTTAGTGACATTCAAAAAGACATTAGACCCAATTCTACCAGACAAGAAATTATCATGGAAGTTGGGGTTAAAGGTATATACGATTTAGTAAAAGAGGATTTAACTGAATGGAGTAAAGATGCTGATACATTCACAGACTATCAACGAACTGAATTTGAGAAGATTGTAGACAACTTTGACTTATTAATCAAAGAAACCCCTCGACTCTTAGCAGACCATGAAGATGTGGATGTTAAATACATGGATGGTAAAGTAGCTGTCTATGAAGGAGATGTAACTGAAGATGTACCAGAATCACTCCTATAGGATAGTGAAGGAGTTGTATAGGATAATGAAGAGGAATAGGTCAAGGATGGATGGATGGTTAAATAGAAGCACATCAATCCTACACAAGCACTTAGCCAATAGACTAGGAAGATTCTAATGGAAATTCCTAAATTGGATTTTAGAGGAAAAGAATCACTAGATGATTTAGATATGCCTATCTATTTGGATAGTGAAGTCGCTCATGGAGTTCTAATTGAACAATTGAGTGGAATGACTAAATCAAATCAGATGCTACCTATACTTAGCAGATTGGCTGTAAATAAACCTTGGGTTAATAGCATTGTCGATGCTGTAAGTAAGGATTAGAAATTACACAGCATGTTCTATCAGGATTTTAGAAAAGTATTTATGTCTTATTGGACACAGATACGCAAGAAAATGGCTGATGGATCTTATACATATATGACTAAAGAGTTGAATAAACCCGATGAGGTTAGATACTTTTTAGATGAATGGAGAGCTATTATGGAAAGTAAAACGGCTTTATCATTCAATTCTGTATATGATGAAGCAGGGAATATTGATAGAGGTAATCTTGCAATAGTCAAACTTACTCTTGTAGGATAGAAAAAAACAGATGACTAGCCCAAAATAGAGGGAATGGTTGATGACATTAGAGGTAAATCCATTGAAGAAATTACCGCTTATGTAAACGACAACATTGGTAAAATTAAAGACGTATTAGGCTCTATAGGAGTTGATACAAACATAACTGCTTTATTAGAAGCACTTTAGTATCTGCCTAAACAGACTACTATTCCTGGAGCTAATGTACCAATGAGTCATATGTTCCCAAAAATGTTAGACAAGTTAGTACGAATTGTTACTAAATTAAGCGACAATAAAGCAACTCACCTAGACTTCATCAATGCATATGAAAACGACTATAAAGGGATTGCTGAAATTCTGAAAAGGTCAATGACACAACTGATGAAGAGTTCTGTGTATGAGAATTAGAAAAGCTATTACTCCTATACAGCACCTTCCTATATGTTAGATTTAATGAATAAGTTGAAGGGAACTGAATACACAGATGAAGAATTGTAGGCATTCTACCAAAAGGAATATGGTCAATACAATTGGTTCTAGTCTGGTGGACAATATAGAAACTCATGGATTAGAGATTTGGCTACAGATGCTAAATCGAGAGAATTAATTAGACACAAAGTAGTGTTGAATTACAATAAAAAGGAATACTCTAAATTGAGTCCATTAGATCATACATTAATGATGATTAATGAGTATTACTCAGATACATATAATAAGGTAGCTTGGTATCCAATGTTTATCTTAGCTGATGCCCCTTCTGCAGAATTTATGAAATTCCATAAATACACCGATTAGACAAGTGCTAATTGGGAAAATACTCTTTTAGATGGATTCTATGAAGTAGCTATGTAGGAGTATGATAGGATTAAGATAGTTAGGAATAGATAGAATCAAATTGCTAAAGGATGGATTGCTCCTATAGATAATTTTGAAAAGAATGGATTAAAATTCCAATTCCTCCCATTCTTAAACAATTACATCAAACTATTTGATGAGAAGTTAATGGGTGAGGATATGCCTGGGACTATGGAAGAATTCAAAACAACTTTGAAGGAAATTATCAAATAGGAAACAGATGCTCTATATGAAACAGAGAAAAAGAAGTATGAAAAGATTGGATTGTTTGAAAAGACTAAAGATGGCAACACATTAAAACATCTATAGAATTTAAGCACTAGAGAAAAAGCTGAAACAGAATTGAGGAATTACTTCTGGAATCAGCGATTTGCTTAGTCACAAATGCTTCAAATCACTACTACTGATTTAGCTTATTACAAGGATCTAGGAGAGGTATAGAAACGTATGAAACAGATTCATACTCCTGGATTGAGATTAGATACCTAGTCAGAACATGGTAGAACTGTTGAGAATACAATATTTCTAAAGGATTTTAAATCAGTTTCAAATACTCTAGGAGATATTAAAGAAGCCCTTGATGCATTTGTCAAAAAAGGCACAATGACTGCAAAAGATAGAGATTATATTTTGAGTAAGTATAGCACCAACGAAAAGGGTGAGGGTCAAGTAGAAGTAACTGATGCTCAAGCATATAGGAGTTTATCCTCTTATAGAGCAATTATGGATATGTCTGGTCAATGGGATGCAAAAACAATGGATCCAGTTTTTAACAAGTTAAAAGCAATGCAAAGAGGTGAGGATGTCAAATTTGAAGTTGAAGATTTCAATGTAATTTGGCAACCCAAAAAACCATTTATGTATACTCAAGTAGCTAATCAAGGATTGGTTGTAGATGAGGCTCGTGGGATTAAATAGGAGCAATTGATTAGAACACCTATTCAAAATAAGAATGCAGAATTCCTATTAATCTTCTCTAATATATTGAAGAAGTCTCCTTAGTTGAGTGCTATTGAGGAATTCATGGAAGAGAATCAAATAGATGTAGTGTAGTTCTCTACTGCTGTAAAAGTAGGTGGATAGGGTGCATTAGATGTGCATTAGTTTGATACTAAAGAAGCAATTAAAGGATACCTATAGGAGTCAATTAGCTCCAATGTAGGACGATATAATCCACAGATAGTACACAGTCTACCTTATGAAGATTATGCACTTGTACAACCTATGCCTAGTCATTACATGGATGTGAATCAAGGGTTTGGTACTTAGATTAAGAAACTTGCTGTAGGAGATTTAAAAGAAGGTGTAGAATACATAGTCAATGGAAAAGTATATGATAATAAATAGATTCTTAAACACTTTAATGATTTAAATGTTGAGAATTTATTAGATTCATTTTATAAAGTTTGTGATAGATTTTCAGACAGAGTTGCTGTATTAAATACTTTACTGAAAGAGGTTAATGGCAGTAAGAGATATAACCCAGAAATGGCTAAAGCTCTTGAAATTGCTGAAGATGGATACCCTGTATTACCATTGAGTGATTAGGTTCATGACAATCGCACACAGAGTATGAATCATTCAATCATTAAGAATGAAGTTACTAAACAATAGACTAAAGGTGGTTCACTTGTATAGGTGACTTCTTGGGGGGTTCATGACGATTTAAATATCAAATGGGGCACTAATGCAAAAGGTGAGAAGTATATTGAATATATTGAAGCATATATGCCTTGGTACTCTTCTAAGTACTTCAAAGAATTGATGGATCCAAAAACGGGTTTATTAGATGTGGATGCAGTTCATAAGAATTTAAAGGACAAAAATGGTGATCCATTGAAGGTATTACCAGAAGAATTGAGGAAGCTGATTGGCTATAGAATTCCAACTGAACATAAATACTCAATGTTTCCTATATACATTAAAGGATTCTTACCTAGTTTTTCAGGTGGAACAATTATGTTGCCAAAAGAAATCACCACAATTGCTGGTACTGACTTTGATGCAGACAAGTTGTATGCAATGTTTCATGAATTCTCAACTACTAAAAGATACGATAGAAATAAATTTGTTACAGAACTCATGGAGAAAATGGGAGTTGATCCTAAAGAAAATAGAGAATAGTTTAAAACTATTAAAAATTTAACTTATAAGGAAAACGCAGATAAACTTGATAAAGAAAGTAATGAATATAAAGTATTTGAAAATTGGTTAGAAAGTAGAGATTTAAAAGACGAAAATGGTGAATCTAAATATTTTCTTGGTGAAATAATTGAGAAAGTTAAATTTGAAGAAACACCCACATTAAATCATTATATTACGTATATAAAATATGTCACAGAGTTAAAAGATATTAATGCGGATAATGTAAAATAGATTGCTGAAGAGAGGGGTTTACAATCTTGGGAAGAATTTAAAAAAGCCGCTTTAGAAAATCCAGCATTAATTAATAGTTTAAAAGCCAGAAACAATCAAATCATTGACCTCATGTGGGGGATTTTGACAAATCCAGATACGGTGTAGAATATGATTAACCCAGGCGGATTTGATGGATTGAAAAAAGCAGCTAGAGTTGTTAATATTTTAAATGGACTTAAACTAAGTAAGTTTAGAGAATTTGAAGCAATTGCTATAGAAAAAGGATTTTTTATTGAAAAAGATAAAAAGAAAATAGCAGATGTAACTAAATATTTGAATAGTCTTGGTCTAAAACAATTAAGTGATTTAGCTGAGGAATATAAGGAGCAATTAGATCCTCTTAGTCCTTCAACTTAGACTTATTTTCATAAATAGAATCACACTGCTGCTGCTTTGATTGGTATATTTGCTAATCACAATGCTAATCATGCTCTTGTATAGAATACAAATTTAGCTATCAAAAAAGGGTATGAATTTAAATTGGGGGGTAAGTAGTATACAAGTTTGCATGAGATGTTAAATGCTCATAAACAATACATTAGTAGAAATACTTCTGAACCTGTATCTGCTGCTGTAGATGCTGTAAAAGACCCTGTATTGAGTGATTTGAATTTGAATAGTTTTACTGCAGATTTAGCATGTTTTTTACTTAGACAAGGACATACACATGGGACAATGGGTTTATTTTTATCATAGCCAATTGTGATTTAGATGACTGAGAATTATGAATTGTGGAGTGATAGTGGGACGAGTAAAAATGATATTGTTAAGAAAACAATAGAAGAATTCTTTGGCACAACTAAATACACAGATTCAGAAAAGGATTACAAAAATTCAGATTTGTCTCAACATGAAATGGCTAGAGCAATTGTATATGGAAAGAATATGAGTGAGTTAACAGATGCAGAGAAAAAAGAGTATTTTGTATTCCAACAGAAGATTACAAATATGTTTAAACCCGCATTTAAATAGAGTAATTTATTAGCTAGAATTGTATCTGCTATGAGAGGTGATACCTCTGGTGGTTCTACTGGACCTCATGATGCAGATACAAATTTAAAAAGAGATGATGTAGAAGATTTAATGAAAGAAGCTGAACAAGCAGATTTTCCTTTTACTGGAGCACAATTTATTAAGGTTGGATTGTTGAAAAATAAGAAAATGGCTAAAAGAGAAAACATTTCAGAATTAAGAAGTGCAATCAACAGTAGTATTATTCCATTAGTTCAAGCTAATTATACTCTTGGATTGGAAACTTCAGAATTACTTTTAAGTCAATATTATCCATATGCATAGGAATCCTATAAATATGTAGTCAATTAGATAAAAGATTTAACCAAACGATTTAAATTTTCAAAAGGCAGTCTTACTTCTAAACAGGTTAAACAGATTTACAATGATTTAAGTGTGTATATAATGTCTGAATTAGAGTTCTTTGGGGGAAAAGATCCTCTATAGGCTCAAGCAAAAAGAAATCATTACATAAATGAATTCCCTGATGAATTTGAGCGAATTAAAAAATCTAACAAAGAAATCGGTGAATTGGATTTAATAAAAGGTTTAACAGTTATAACTGATGATAAAGGAAAAGGTCAAAAGATTATAGTATTTAACAATGTGGGTTCTATATCACCTAATTAGAAAGATACAATAACAAGAGATTGGGATTCATTACTTTCTATGGGAGATGAGGCTAAGAAATTAGCTATGGATTTATTTGCATACAGTTCCTTTAGAAATGGATTTGCATTTGGTCCAACTAGTTTTATCCATTTAGCTCCTGTAAGTGTTAGATTAGCAATTCCAGGATATAGAAAGACATTGATTAAACTAAATCTAATGTTTACTAAAGAAGATGCTTATAGAGGATTTATAAATCAATTCTTAGTGAATCATAGAAATGTGAGAAAGTTTGTTCCTGAAGTGAATGAAGTTGATGATAGTGTATTTATGGATGAAGATAAAGCATTGAATGAAGTAATTCAAATTCAAGTGCCAACAGATAATTCTAGAAATAGTCAAGTAATGGTTCGAGATGGAGTTAATTTCCCTATAATCATGAAAAAATTGAATGGGGTAGAATACTATTATCAATCTATTGGAAAGGCTGAATTATTAGATGATGGATATGGTGTTGAATACAATCTAATAGAAAATCCTATAGGACTACCTAATAAGTTCTTAGAATACCAAAATGGATTAGAAATGGGAGCAATGGAATCTCAAATTGATCCTAAATACAAGGGATATGAGGATGAAG